TGGTCGGCGAGTTGGTCGGGCCCCACTGGGCCGTACCCACAACGCCCAGGATGTTGGTCGGCACGCCATTGAGCAGAGTCACCTGCGGCGGGACGATCTGGACGTAGAGATCGGGAACGATGAGGGCCGTCGTATTGATGCTGCCCTGCTGGACAATCGGCATTTGCGCCTCCGGAAACGAAAAAGGCCGCCCGGAGGCAGCCAAAATGAACAAAGCCGCCCGAAGGCGGCAGATCTGGTGGTTACTTCTTCGTCGGAGGCGGGTCCGTCGCGACCTTGGTCACGTATGCGGCCTGTTCACAGGCCAGCACCGCAGCGACTTCCTTTTCGTCGGTGATCTCGTCCCCGACCTGGTGGCCGCCAAACGGCGTGGTGACAATCAGCTTCATGGTTCACTCCACAATGGTTGCGATCGGGAACTGTGCTTCGAGAGACGGGCCGGCGCTGACGTTTGTCTCGGTGACCGTGATCTGCGTATCCGTGCGCGTCTGCGTCGTCGAAAACTCGACGGCGTAGATCAGGTCGCGCCGGTAGACGCTTTCCTTCTGGCCGCTGTCGTCCTGGTGGCTCGCCTTGTAGCGAAGGTCTGCCAACATTCCGTCAGGCAACGCCAGATGGAACGCCCCGGACAGCGCCGCGTCGAGCGCATCGGCCAGCGGCTCGCGCGCGTCAAAGCAGTTCGCCCAAACGGTGATCTGGAAATAGCGTTCTTGCCGGCGCAGCTCCCGTAGGCTCGTGCCAGCCCCGCCGACACGCGGCGAGATGGCTGTTGCGCCCGGGATCGTCACGACCGCACCGGCGGACGTGGCCGGCTGGTCAACCGCCACCAGAGCGGCGAGCGCCGTGGCGATTGAGGTCAGCGTGTCCCCGGCCTGTACGCCGTAGACGTAGCCCTTGCCATCCACTACTAGCGCGGCGTTCTGCGGCGTGCTGACCGTGCCGCCGACCGTCACAGCCTGGCCCGCCAGGGTGAGCGTGAACGTGTTGTTCGGCGCCGTCATCTCCCGCCATTCGGAAACCGCCGTGTCGACCACCTTCTCCGTGGTCGGGAACACCGAGACATGCGCCTTGCCGTCCTTCAGGTCGGCCATCAGGACGGTTGTCGTTGGCCATCCGCCGTAGACCTTGACAGGCCGCCCGGTGATGGACGGCTGGCCGGTCCCGTTCGGGTAGATGATCTGAGCGATGAGCGCGACCAGCGCATTAGATACGTCAGCTAGGCCGGCCATTACGCGTGTACCTCGGTTAGATCGAGCCGCCACATCTGCTCAGAGCGCTCGGCCCCGCCGACGCTAAAGCGCCGACCGAGGTCATCGATCACGATATCCCCGGAAGCGATAACGATCGGCACGCTGACCGGCAGCCAGATCCGGAAGCCGTGTTCATCGCCGGACGCCGGCAGCTCGGCGTGTGTTCGGGTCTTGCCGCCAAACAGTTCCGCGCATGGCCAGCCGCCCGCGCCGCCCGGCGATCCGATGACGTAGTCGTCGTCGCCAGCACAGACCCCGGAATAGCCAACATTGCCCACCGCGTCACTGGCCGGCGGCCGCGTCACCCAGATCCGTCGGTTGCATTCAATGGTCAAGATCGGCAGTTGGTCCTGCATGCCGCCGACGAAGTAGACGCTCGAGCCGCGAACCAGGTAGTCCCCGATTTGGGTCTCCCGTCCGTCGATCAGGCAGTACCAGTAGGGTTTCTCGGGCAATCCGGGCCGTGTGAACGACCATTCTTGGGCCGAAAACGCCGCATTCAGGCTTGCCACCATGACGGTCAGCGGGTCTGCCGCGCCAGCCGGCCGGTAGACGTCATAGACGTAGCCGATCCGCTTGGCCGCCTTGGCGTAGCCCGCGTAAAGCTTGCCTTGCAGCTTGGCTGCGTCCATTCATCAGTCCTTAGTCATCGAGCGTCAGCGTGTCAAAGCCGTTGCCACAGTCCGTCTGGAAGTGGCTGGCGACCTGAACACCCTGCACTGCGCTTCCGCCGAGGTACATCGTTGCCTCGGCGTAGTCGCGGCCAGAGCCCCATGCGGCCTTTTCCTCTTCGAGCGGCATCGAGTACGGCCCTTCGATGAACGTCTCGATTCCGCTCCGGCGGATCACGATGAGCGTCGCGTCGCCATCACGCGCTTTGGCCGGGAAGTCAGCGGGCACGGCGCCTGCCTTGAACCATTCCCGCATCTCAGCAGCGACGTCCCAGTTTCCAGTGACGCCGATCAGCACGTCACCGTGCTTCTGAATCTTCGTGACCGTCCTGGCGATGCCGCCGCCGGAGGTCGCCCGGCGATCCGCAGCAAGCGTCTCGCCATCCCATGCAATTACGGTCATTTCACGCCCTCCCGATGCACGTGCCACCGGGACCGAGAGCCGGCCCGGGCGGAATACCGAGGACTCCGCACAGATTCCGGCGCCACTGGTTGTACAGTTTCGTCCGGTCCCGCACTTCGTCAGGGTTGTGCGTCCACACCGCGGCCTGGGCCGTGTCGAGGTTGTCGCTCGAGTCGGTGATTGCCTTTTCCAGCCCGTTCAACGTGGTCAGGAACTCGACAACCACCGCCTCCTCCGCCTCACTTAGGCTACGAAGACGATGGTCGAGCGACTGATACGTGAAAACGCCGGCTAGGCCCCATGCGAGATCGCGCGCATCACTGACGCCCGTGTCGCCCACAAGCGGGTAGCCCATGTAGCGCCGCGCGTCCACTTTCTGAGCGTCAGTCAGCATGAATTAGCCCTGGTTCGATGCGTCCAGCAGCGCTTGCAGGTCCGCCTTCTTGGCATCGGCGGGGAATTCGATACCCTTCTCGGTCAGCGCGGCTCGAAGCTCGGCAATGCCGGGAGCCTTGTCCGCCTTCTTGGCATCGGCGTCGAAGCGCTTGTGGAAGCTCTCGTCGAAATCTCCCTCGTTGATCAGCACGAAATCGCCCTGGTCTTCGCCCCACGGCTGTACTTTGATCGTCTTCATGTGTTCTTCCGGTAAATGGAACTCCCCGGAGCCGAAGCCCCGGGGGTCGTAGCCTTAGCCCAGCAGGACGCCAGCGTGGCGGGGAGCGATCATCTTCACGCCCCATGCCAGGTTGACTTCGTATCGGACCTGACGCTTCTGCTTGTAGATGCAGAATTCGTAGGCGATGCCCGAAACCGGGTCCACGACGATCATCACGTCGTCCGCAGCGTCGCCGCCTTCCGGCATGGCCGGCGCGCGGGTGGCCAGTTGGATGGCCGAGCGCTGGAAGAACATGTTGCGGGTGGCTGCGGCGCTCACGGTGATGGCCGTTGCCGACGCCGGGATGGCCTTCTGCAGACCAGGTTCAGCGATGACGATCGTGCCGCCGTTTGAAACGTCGGTGTCGCCGGTCACCACCAGGTACTTGCTGCTGTCGCCGGCAAAGCTGATGACGTCGCCGGCGATCACTGTGCCGGTACCGGCGGAAGCCAGGGTGATCGAGGTCGCGCCCACGGCATAGCCAGCGGCGTTGGTGGTCGCAGCGGCACCGGTACCGGCCGCCACAGCCTTCTTCACCTGGGCCGAACTGTGCAGGTCGAAGCCTTCGACGTCGCCCAGCGTGCCGCGACGCAGAAGGTCGTCGGTGCCGGCTTCGTTCACCTTGAAGAGACCAGCCTGCTTGCCGCGGATGTTGGCCGCAGCGGTGGTGTCGAACACCATGTGCAGGTCAGACTGCGGCGCGCCGTTGTCCTCGAGGATCTTGCGCGACTGCGCGAAGTCAGACAGGTCCAGGGCGGTGCCGAACGGAGTGGTGCCCGGCGTGCCGTAAGCGCGGCTGGCGTAGATGTGCAGGCCGCCCAGGTCGGATTCGACCTCGTTGGTCAGCGTGCGCAGCGCCTGGGCGATACGGTCGCGGTTGATGGTCCCCAGCGTGCCGGCGTTCTGCAGACCTTTGGTTTCCTCGCCGGTGATACCAAACGGGACCGAACGTGCCTTTTGAATGGTCATTTGCACGTTGTTGATGGTCTGGTTCGGCGTGTCAGCAGCATAGGCCGCAGGCGTCAGGTCTTCAGCAGTCATCGGGCCGACCACAGGCGACATCACCACTTGGTTCAGCGCCGCGCGCTCAGCCTTCGAGTCTCGCGACACCGCCGGAATGAAGCCGACGAGTTCGCGCGAGACGACGTCCATCGCTTCGTAGATGGTCGGGATGAGGCCCGTGAGCGTCAGCGTGCCAGACACCATGCCGCGCGTCGGAGTGCGGACGGCGTCCTGCATCATCTCGTAGAGATAGCCGGTCACCTTCGCCACGGTCGCGGCGGGGTACACCGCAACGACGGCCGAGATCACGGCCAGTGCGGCAAAGCGCAGTTTCGAGAAAGTGCTCTTCATTTCGATTGACCCTTAAAAGAAAATGGCCGCTCTAGGCGGCCGGGGATTTGGCTGGGAGGATGCTTAGTCGGTGATCACCGTGTTCGCATCGCGGCCCGCTGCGGCCTGATCGGCCGGGCTCAAGGCCGCGAACTGCGCGCGGGTGATCGTCTTCTTGCCGCCACCGCCACCACCACCCTGGGAACCGCCGCCAGATGCCTGCGATCCCTTGAGGATGCTGTTCTTGTGGGGGTAGCTGTCCACCATGATCTCGAGCGCCTCTTCGAAGTCCGCCGGCTCGCCGTGGCGAACGCGGCTGAAGATCGTCTGACCGTTGGCATCCAGCGCCACGGTTTTGCCGTTCTCGACCTTGAAGCGATTGCCGAACGCCGCTTGAACCATGTCCGCAGGCACAGCAACCTTCTCAGCGATGAACTTCGACCGCGCGAAGGCGCCGCCGATCTTCTCGCCGTAGAGCTGCTGTTCGAGGTCTTTCGACTTCGTGACGTAGGGCTCGTACTCGGCCTTGACCGAGTCGATGGCCGCCTGCTTGATCTTGTCGACTTCGCCGGCATCCACCAGCTTCTTGTCGTCCAGGTTCTTCACCGTGCTCAGCGCCTTGATGGCAGCCGCGGGATCTGTGATGCCTTCGAACGCCTTCAGGGACGTTTCGGCCTTCTCGGCGCGCTCGCGATGGCTCTTCGCCTCGCCGTTGAGCCGGGAGATGTTCGCGACCGTGCCGTCGGCGTCGAAGGGCGTTTCCGACCCACCGGCGTTGATGAACACGGGCAGCTTTTGGCCGTTGACTTCCTGCGTGACGATGTTGCCGTCGGCGTCGTACTTGAATGGCATGGTGGCTTTCCTTGGGCATCCGCCCTGATCTTGTGCGGCATCCGCCGCGATTCGCCCTACGGCATCCACCGTATGTGGGCAATGAAGAGGCCGAAGCGGTTAGGATGCGGCCGGGGTAGCTGGTTTGGGGGCTGGAACGGACTTTGGCGCGTTGGCTTTGATCCGGTTCTTCTCTTCTTCCCACTTCAGTTCAGGTCGGATCAGTCCGCGACGCTGCCCTTCATGGAAGAGCGACTCATCGGAGAACGTGCCGTCGACATTCATCTCGCGCAGCAGGTCCATGGAAGCATCGGCCAGCGAATCGACGCCGTAATCCTGGAAGATTTGGACGTTGCCGCCGTCGTCTTCTCCGACCCATTCCGCCATCAGCTGGAGCGCTTCATCGAGCGAGTTCTCCAAGCCTTGAGCGATTCGCTGCAGGGTGCACATGCCTGGCTCGTTGTCGGCCTCGGTTTGAGTGATGCTGGTGTTGCCCGGCTTGATGACGAGCAACTCCGCGCCGATTTGGCGCATCATGTCTTCGAGGTCCAACAGCGACTTCCGGCCCGCCTCGATGGCAGCGCCCGAGTGCTCAACGTACTTCAGGTCACCTTTCTCATCGTCCGACGTGATCGCGGAGGAGGCGCCGATCACGATGGCGCTATTGCCCTCCGCATCGGCTGTCAGCTTCTTGGCGAACAAGATCGGCACCCGCGCGACGTGCAGGATGGTCTGCTGGTCGCTCTTCGACTGCCAGTGCTCGACGTTCAGGTGCGCGAGTTCGAGCAGCGGAGGCGTCCCGGTCAGAAAGCCCGTCCGCTTGCCGTACACCGGCACGAATGCAATCTTCTGGAGGGTTGACGCGCCATGGTCGTGCAGCAGCCACACCTTCTTGCCGCCCTCCACTTCTTTTTCGCGCCATACTTCCCATCGACCTGGGTAGAGCACGCGAACCTGCTCGATTTCCTTCTCGTGGAACTCTCCGTCCGGCTCGCGCGCCGCCTCCAGAAAGCGGAGTTGCGTCAGCGTCTCGACTCCGTTGATTCTTTCGGACTTCCAGCCGAGGATGCTCTCGTAGCTGATCTGCACGAAATACGGCCGCGCGCCGACCTTTTCCTCGTCTTCCTTCGTCCGGATGTTGCTGACCCGGGGGTAGTCGACCAGGATGCCGGAGATACCGCGCGCCATCGCATCGCTGCACACATCCGCAGCGAACGCGTGCAGATTTCGCCCCTGCAGATCCACGTCTTCGCACCATTCCTTGATGCGTTCAGGGGTGTCATCCTCCAGCGTGAGGGGCTTGGAGAACGGCTTGCCCGACAGCACTTCAACGGTACGTGCAAACGCCGGAAACAGCGTGGCCGTGGCCAGCCGGTTCTTGTATGCCTTGTCGGCCTCGTTTGGCCATTGAGGCAGGTACGCCGCTCCCGCCGTGCGCATGGCCGGCGTGCCACCCAGCAAAGCAGAGATGACCGGCCAGTTCTCGGCCATCTTGTCGACCGCTGGCGTGGTCGTGCGGACGGTCTTTTCCTGAGCCATGTGATTCGCTATCCGTTGAGTGGTGTAACGCGCGTCTGACGCTTCACAATCGGGAATTCGAAGTCGATCATGTAGCCGATCGCCGTCGTGATGTGCTGGTACTCGGTTTCCTCTTCCAGGAACGTCGAGCCCTTCTTAAGCTGCACCGTGGCCAAGCCCTTGTGGGTGTATGGCGCCTGCTTGGCGTTCACGAACAGCGAGACCTCGCCCGCGGCGTTCTTGATCTTGGCCCGCACAGCGTTTTGCCGGTCCTTGATCGCCGGCGCGGCAGGCTTCACGCGACGTGTGAATCGCCAGCCGTGCTCACGCAGCAACTTCTCCATCTCGGTGTAGTCCGATTCGTGTCCGTGCTTTTCGCCAGCGCGGCCCGCCGGATCGCCGTAGATGATGACGTGGCGGTTCTGGTGATTCTTATAGCGCTCGATGAACTCCAGCGCCGACTGACGCGCCACCGCAGAGATCAGGATGATCTCCTCGAGCAAGTAGACCGCATCGCCCCGCCTCACCCCAATCCCGCTACTCAGCGGCGTGAAGTTGAAGTCGTGGTACCAGAGCAGTTGCTCATTCGGCTGGATCGTCTCGGAGGTGTAGTTGTCCTTGCTGTAGTCCTCGTAGATCCTCCCGGAGGCGGTCTCGAAGCTCGCTTCGTATTCCTGCTTGTATTGCTTGGCCGACATCTGCCGCTTGGCGGCGGCGATGGTCTCGGCCGGCAGGATCTCCGAGCTTTTCCAGTGGAAAAGCTTCCAATCCGGGTCGTTCGCAGTCTCCGCGTACTGCGCCATCTCGTAGTAGTGGTTTAGACCATCGGGCACGCCGATGAGCCAGCACCACGCCTTGTATCCGGGCCGGGTCGGGTTGTATGTATCCAGTGCGGGGCGGATGTTCGCTTCCCACGCTTCAGCCTTGATGTCCGCGATTTCGTCGATCACGCCACCGGACCAGAACACACCTTCGATCCGCTCCGGCCGGTCCAGGCCGATCAGCTGAACCTGCGTGCCGTTGTCCATGAAGATGGTCAATTCGGTCTCGGAAGGCGCCTTGCTGCACATGCTGGTCAGGCACAGGCGCTTCATGTCCGCCCAGTAGATCTTCTTGACCTGATCCCGGGTGGGCGCGGCAATGAAGTACATCTCGCCGGCGTTCTTCATGGCCATCTTGGCAACGAACCGCTTGGCGCGCTCGGTTTTGCCAGAGCGGCGACCGGCCGGCACGACCGGGAACCGCACCCCGTTCTCCACGGCGCGGATTAGATCCGTCTGCACCGGGTGGTCGATCAGCTTGTACCAGCGGTCGAGCTCACGCTTCGTTTGCAGGGATAGCGCCATCAGTCAGGGAGGTGTGCCGCGATCTCCTTCAGCAGTTCCGTCTTGTTGTCGGATTGCGGCCGTTCGTTTTCGGCGATGCCGTACGCCTCGCGCTCAAGGCCGATCAGCACCTTCAGGGTCTCGGCCAGCTTCTTCATGCCGTCGATGCGGCCGGCGCTGGAGATGACCTTGCGGTACACGTCGTTGCGCTTGTCCTGGCCCTTGTCGTCCTCGCTGCGGAGGAGTTCGCCGAGCTCGGTGAACAGGTCCAGGCTGCAGGTCTCTACCTCCAACTCATCAAGTAGAGACATGGCCAGGCGCCGGGCCCGCGCGATGTCGGTCCGATGCGCCATGCGGACGCCGGCAATTACCTCGGCGTTCGCCTCCACGATGATCCGCTCGGTTGCCGCCGCCTCCGTGGCAACCGATTTGGCAACCTCGCGTTTGGCAACCAGCGCTTCCGCTTTCGCTTTGATCTTGGCGCCTAGGTCCCGCTCCCACCCTTCCGCCTTCGCGCGCTTCTGGATTGCGGTGTGGGAGATACGCTGAGAGGCTGCGATCTCCCGTACCGACAGCAAGCCGGCCCGGTAATCAGCTTCGATGCGCTCCCAGTCCGGCGCGGGCTTTTCAGTCTGCGCCATATGATTCTTCCTTATTTATTTCCCACAGGCTTCGATAGCCTCGGCGTGCCGGACCAGCGTGTTATGCGCGTCCACCCGGTCATACAGGTCATCGGACGCCCCGGGCAGAGCGTGTGCTTGCCCCGTGTGGCGGTTCAGGACGATCCCGGGCGTGTCTAGCAGGACGGCGCGCGCAATGCGAAGTGCTTCGGGCAGGTCCATCGCTTCAGCCATCATTGTTCGGCCACATGGGCACGCACCAGACGCCGAACCACATCCACAGCATCACGGGAGCCCACATAGCCGCACCTTCAAATAGAAAACCCGCCGAAGCGGGAAAGCTCGCCTTTCGGGCAAGCCGGGAGGAGACAACTGGTTGCGGGAGACGGAATCGAACCGCCGACCTATGGGTTATGAGCCCATCGCTACTACCGCTGAGCTACCCCGCAAAAATCTGCCGATCAGAAATACAACACCAATGTCGCAGATAGTTCTTGCGAATACAACACAGATGTCGCATAATTAATCCATCGAAACAAACAACGGGAGGCACATGAGTTACAGCGAGTTTCGACGGTGGCTTAGCAAGAAAGGTGCGACATTCCAGTCGAACAAATCAGGCGGCAGCCACTTCCAAGTAACCCTCAACGGCAAGACCACGGTTTTCCCAGATCACGGAGCAAAGGAAATCGGTAAGGGACTAGTCGAGAGGATCAAGAAAGACCTTGGACTGAAATGAAGGGAGGGCCCGAAAGGGCCTTTCCCCTCAAACTCGCTGGTGTGTCACCCACTGAATCACTCCATACGAACAGGAGTCACTATGTACGCGTATCCCGTAGAACTGACGCCGGACACCAACGGCACTCTGCTTGTCACGTTTCCAGACATCCCGGAAGCCCACACGGCCGGAGATGACGAAGCCGATGCCCTTGTCCAAGGGCTGGAAGCGTTGGAGTGCGCATTCGAGATCTACTTCTCGCAGCGGCGCGCTATCCCAGCCCCCTCAAAGCCGAAGCGCGGCCAGAAGATGGTCAAGGTTCCGGTGCTCATGGCGGCCAAGGTGCTGCTCTCCAACGAGATGGTCGCGCAAGGCGTGCGCAAGGCCGACTTGGCGCGCAAGCTCGACTGCAACCAGGTCCAGGTCGATCGGCTACTGAAGATGGATCACGCTACCCGCATCGAATCGATCGAGGCCGCGCTCGCCACGCTGGGCAAGCAGCTGGAAGTCAGCGCCGCTTGAGCATCTGGAGCGGGCGGCCGGGATCGAACCGGCGTGAACAGCTTGGAAGGCTGCCGCCTAGCCACTCGGCCAAGCCCGCGTAAATGGTTGAGGGGCCGGCACTGATCTCCGGCCTCTGCGTGGTCCCCAATCTGGCAGATGGGTTGATCTGTGGGCGCTTTCGCGTTGTATCCCCACTCCCGCAGTGCTTTGCCGGCTACGGCCTGCCACCGTCCGACATCGTTAGCGCATCAGCCTGCGCATTCCCTCACGGTTGGCGACTCAGTGTGACGTCTGGTCAATTGCGGCACGTAGCCCTTTCAACCGGTTCTCTGAATCGCCATGCGTGAGGCCCCGGCGCGCTGGCGGTCGTGCCGCACCTCGCAGCCGGGTAAGTGGTATCCCTCAGGGGAAGGCAGACAAGCCGTAGGCGGCAATTCGCCCGCTTATCCCAGCCCGGCCGGCGCTCTTCCGCCTTCCCCTCAGGGCCCTTGTCGTGTGCGGCGCAAAGACCACATTCGAAATGGGTGTTTGTCTTTTGCTAATCATTGCGCTATAGTTCGCGCAAACAGCACATACGTTAGCAAACGGCTACCGAATCACCCGACAAGGAGAACACCTCATGACCGATCAACAACTCTCACCCGCATGCGCCAGAAGACCGACGGCGCGCGAGGGCAGGAAAAGAAGAGCTTGCGCGCGGCCCCAAGTTTTCCTGGCGCACGGGCCGCGCGCTGCCTGAGGGAGCCCGGGGGTGACCCCGCGCCAGATCGAAGCGATAACGACAAGAAGCCCCACACCTTTGTGGGGCTTCGTGCTTTTGGAGTGCGCGTAGAATCGTCCGGCGGCCGGCGCGAACACCTCGCCCGCTAGAAACGCCAAGAGCCCGGCAAATGCGGGCTCTCGTGGGGCAGTTTCATAGTCTTCTGAGCGACAGGTCGCTAAACTAGCGGCATATTAGCAAACTTGGCGCACATGGTCAAACGTTTTGCATATGCGTTAGCTTGCTGGGCGAAGAAAAAGGCGGTTCAGCGCCAGATCCAGTCTCCGAACTTGGTTAGAGGCCGCGACCAGGTCCTCAGCATAGGCGCCCATCACCCTGTGCTGCGACTCCCCGTCGGCCAGTTGGTAAGTCAGCACGACGCCGCTTACCTTCCCTTCCCGGTAATCCCGAACAAATTGCTCGAGGGCGGCTACGTCCTCGGCGTTATTGACCACGTTGTCGTTTCTTTTGGTTTCCATCGTCCTCGAGGGTAATCACCCGTCCCTTTGATTGCGGTTGGTTTGCGTCCTTTACATTCCATGCCATCCCCTCGTCCAGCTTGATATCGAGAATCTCGGCTATCGCGCGCAACTTCGACGGGGGGATGGTGAGGAGCCTATCGTAGATAAGCCGGGCGAGCATCATGTCGCTTTCGTCCGTGTGCGGCTCGTCGAGCCAGCCATAGGGCTTCCCCATGGCGTGCTCAAGGCGACGGGCCATCTCATCCCCTATCGAGCGGACAGCGGAGTTCCCAACACACTGGGACAGGTACGACTGAGACGTGTCCACCTTGCGCGCGAGTGCCGTCAGGCTGCCGATCTCGCGCTCAAGTAGGCGCACGTTCAGTTTGCGGATGGTTTTGATGTCCATTTCGCTATTGTATGGCGCCCGCGAACGGTGTCAATGTGTGTTCGTCTGGATAACCCATTATCTCTGCTAAACTGTTAGCACACAACGACACGTGAAAGGACCACGTCATGAACCTCCGAGAATGGCTGGAAGCCACGAGTATCAACGGTTCCAACATCACCTCCGGCGAGAGAGAGCGGCGGAAGGCGGAGAGAGCTGCCGTGCTCAAGCGAGCCGATACCAGCATGAACACGCTGCGCAACGCCCACAGCCGCGGCAACATGGGAAGAGACCTGGCGACGCGCATGGAAGCCGCCACCAAGGGTACCAGCGCAGAATTCAAGCTGCTCGACCAGATGCCGGAGTTGCGAGAAACCGAGGCGGCGTAACGGCCCCAGCGACGCATGCACATGCATATGCGTCGTTTTCTCGCACTTCACGATCAATCGGGCAGGCGGTGGCCACCGCCGCGCGGGCTTTGCCTCCGGCCCGCGCGCGCCCGACCCATTTGCAGTTGAGGCAAGGAGCAGTGATATGAACGGAACACCGCACGTCTCCAGCGGCAGCAATGCCGGTGAAGGAGCCGTCCATGGCTAGAGCAAGAAACATCAAGCCAGCAACGATGGAGAACGAGGACCTCGCCGCCCTGCCCTGCGAGACCCGCCTGCTGTTCATCTACCTCTGGATGTTGGCGGACCGGGAGGGCCGGCTCGAAGATCGCCCCAAACGCATCCGGGCCCAGGCGTTCCCCTACGACACGACTTTCGACGTGGATCGAATGCTATCCGACCTCCAAGCGTCGGAGTTCATCGTCCGGTACACGGTTGAGGGACAAGGCTTCATCCAGATCACCAACTTCATCAAGCACCAACGCCCGCACTCAAACGAGACGTGCAGCGAGATTCCTCCTGTGGAGCAAGCTGATTCGCCGGCGGCGGAAGTCGATTCTTCTCAGTCAGAAAGCGCTTTCGACCATGGTGAAAAGCCTATTCGCCCTATTGGCGAAGCGCTTTGTCCTGATCTTCTGATTGAGGATTCTCTGATTCCTGATTCTCTGATCCCGGATACCCTGACTGTTTCCGCCCCAGCTTCGCAGGGAGCGGCGCCGAAAAGGCGAGCAATCCCGGCGGCTCCTACCGCTGAGACCTGGAATGCGTACTCAGCCGCTTATCGCCAACGGTACGGTGTAGAGCCTGTGCGGAACGCAACCGTGAACGGCCAATTGGCCAGCTTCGTGAAACGCCTTGGGTCAGACGAGGCGCCATCGGTCGCCGCCTTCTACGTCTGGCACAACAACCGCTTCTACGCCAACGCCATGCACAGCGTTGCAGCGTTGCTGAAAGACGCCGAGAAGCTCCGCACCGAGTGGGCAACGGGCAACCGAATGACGGCAACCCAAGCCGACCAAGTCGACAAGACCCAGACCAACGGCGATGTTTTCGGAAAACTGATTCGGGAGGCACAAGATGCGCAACGCCGCGCCAACCCCTGAGCTGCTCGTGGCAATCGCCGTCACGGCCGAAGCTTGCGGCCGGACATTCAGCGAAGCCGCCGCGCGGCAGTTTGCCGCGGACCTGGCCACCTTTCCGCAGGAGAAGGTTCTCGCCGCCCTGCACCGCTGCCGGATGGAGGTCAAGAATTTCCTCACGCCCGCGCATGTCTTCGAGCGGATCAGCGACGACAGGCCGGGCGCTGATGAGGCTTGGGCTATCGGCCTCCGTGGACAGGACGAGACTGAGACCATTGTCACGACCCCCGAGATCCTTGCAGCGATGTGTGCAGCGCGGCCGGTCCTGGACATGGGCGACGAGGTGGGTGCCCGGATGGCGTTCAAGGACCGATACAACCGGCTAGTTGCCGAAGCTCGCGCGGCCGGTAGGGCGGTCGAATGGACCCCGACGCTAGGATGGGACATGGCGAAGCGCGAGACAGCGCTACGCGAGGCGGTGAAGGCAGGTCTGCTACCTGCGCCTAAAGCATCTGCCATGCTGCCTCCGCCTGCGCCCAAGAAGAGCGACACCGATCCGGTGGGGCTCTCCCGGCTCCGCGAAGCCATTGCCAATCTGAAGCCTGCAAGCGAAAAGCTGAGAGAAGCGAGGGAGGCGGCGGCCGCTACGGAGCGGGAACGCCTTGCCGAAGCGAAAAGGAAGACTCAGCAGCAAGTCGACAACGCGCAAGGCGATGGCAAAAAAATCTCGCACGCCTCTTCATTTTGACTACAATGCACATGCGTTAGCATTTTGCACACTCATTCCAAATGCCGATCTGCCTGACCTGCCAACACTGCGACCTCCACACCGATCCGGCAATGGCCCGTCTCGGGTACGGCCACTGTGCGCACGACAAGCAGGCCGGCAAGTTCCGCCCGTTCGACCGCGAGATCGAATGCAAGCAGTTTGAGCGCCTCCCCGCCGACCGGGAAGAAGCCCGACTGACGTGGGCTAACAATCGCCGCTGAGGTCGCCATGGCACAGAGCAAGCGTCCGCGCAAAGCATACCGGCCAAAGCCGATCAATCCGTCCGCACTGGTGGATGCCCTCGCGTCCCGTCAGCCGATGGAGCGAGGCAAGCAACAGGACGTGTCCATCGTCGCACACCAGGCGATGCGCGCGCTGGTCAGCGGCGATGGAACGGAATTCGACGTCGAGCATCTCGCCGTCGCGACGAACCTTTCCATGCTGCTCACGGAACTGGGTGTGGGCCGTGAATACCTGGCTGTGGCGATAGCGGGTCAGGAAGCCGTGGTTCGGTGCCGCGCCCGGGCGGAGCGCACCGGCAAGTGGGGGCTCGACGGTCCGGCCATCGCAGCGATTGACCTCGCGCTCGAGCTGCACGACCAGCAGGTCGAGATCGCCACGCAAGCGCAGATGTCAGCCGCTATCCGCGAGATGCACCGCCGTCAGAAGAACCCGGAATACGTGATGAGAGTTGAAAACAAGAGGAGCCACGCATGACGTCCCCTATGTTGCGGGAAGCAGTCGCCGAAAAGGCCAGACGCGTCCGCCAGATCGAAATCGTCGACGCGCTGATCGCGCACGCCGGCCAGCAAATCACCCTGGACGAACTGGTGGAGCGCTTCGGATCGACCCCAAAGAAGCTGGCGAAGATCGCCGACCGCGCGGCCGAATCGGCCCTGATCCGCAAGGGGCGCGATATCGCGGGCGCTGTCGTGTACTGGGCCCCTACCCTGAGTGAGCGCGAAGTCGAGCGCCATCGCCACCGGGGCGACATAAAGGGCTACGAAGAATACCTATTCTCGCACTGGAAGCGGGCCGAGGGCGCACCTTTCCTGAGGTACGCATGAGGTTCTACGTCGCCGGTCCGATGACGGGGATTCCGGACCTCAACTTTCCCCTCTTCCACGCTACCGCCGCCCGGCTGCGCGCCGAAGGCCATGACGTCGTCAACCCTGCCGAGATCAACGCCGATCCGACGGCCGGCTGGATTACCTGCATGCGCGCAGACATCCGCGAGCTTGTGACGTGCGACGCCATCTACCTGCTGCCGGGCTGGGAACTGTCGCGCGGGGCTCGGCTGGAGGAACACATTGCGCGAAATCTCGGCTTCAAGGTTCTGCAGGATGAGGACCAGCGCCCCGCTTTCGTGATCCCCGGGCGCTACGTCGAGATCAAAGCGGAGGCCGCATGACGCCCTCGCACGACCAATTCAGCAAACGCTTCGCCACCGTCCGCTTCGTCATGGGCCAAGCGTTCCAGCAGCATTTCGTCGGCCATGGCCGCAAGCCTGACACCGCAGACCGGATCATCCGCACTGCGGCGCGCGAGTTTAAGCGCAAGGGCTTGGATGTTCGCCTGGACCCCAAGTCCGTGAAGTGGCTGGGCTGGGTGGGCAACTTCACCGGCCTAGAGATCATCGCCCGCATCGATGGCATCGAACAGAAGATCGTCATGGACACGGCCATCGCTGCGCGGCGGATGCGGGGTGAGGCATGAGCAAGAACCCTCCAAGACTCCCGGAACTTGAGGCGATCTTCTGGGAGCGCGCGAATGGCATGCACCTCGAAGAGCGCATCTCGGAACTGAACGATCGGCGGGATGAACTCTGCGAAAACCTGGCCTACGGCACACCGACACAGAAGCAGGAGACACAGGCAGCCATCGCCCGCTTGAATACCGAGATCAAGCGAGTGAACCGGCTGCTGCACAACAGCGTATGGCAGTCGGCGGTTAAAAACATCTGCGGCGAGGAAGTCTATCTGCTCGTCCGCTTGGAGGTAGAGCGGCTGTCGGGCTTCATCTACCGCGGCAAGTCGAGCACTGAAGGACAAGAAGCATGACAGCGGCTCTCCACAGGATGCGCGCGCTCGGCCGGCTCAAGACCGGTGCGATGAACAAGACCGAGGCCGCTTACGCCGCGCACCTGGAATCGCTACGCGCGGCCGGCCAGGTGCTCTGGTTTCGTTTCGAAGGGCTGAAGCTGCGCCTGGCCGACAACACCTTCTACACGCCGGACTTCGCCGTCATGGCCGCCGACGGCCAGCTCGAATGCCATGAGGTGAAGGGCTACTGGCAAGACGACGCGCGCGTGAAGATCAAGGTGGCCGCCGAGCAGTACCCACTTACCTTCCTTGCCGTGAAAGCCAAAGCCAAGAAGGACGGCGGCGGCTGGGCAGCGGAGACATTCTGAATGATCAAGCATTTTGAGATCAACACCGCCGGCCGTGACCTGATCGTTGGCGACATTCATGGCTGTTTCAGCCGATTGCAAGCACACCTGCACGCACTTGGCTTCGAACCAGCGACAGACCGCCTTTTCAGCGTCGGCGACCTGGTAGATCGTGGCCCGGAATCAGACCTCGCGCTCGAGTGGTTGGCCCAACCGTGGTTCCACGCAGTTCGCGGTAACCATGAAGACATGGCGATCCGTTGGCCGAAAGGGAACATGTCCGCGACGAACTACGTGCAGAACGGCGGCGGATGGAATGTAAGCAATCCGCCAGCGAAACAACTGGAGATCGCGGACGCGTTTGGCGCTTTGCCATTTGCGATCGACATCGAAACAGCCGCAGGACTGGTGGGAATCGTCCACGCGGAATGTCCGTTCCCATCCTGGCAGGACTTCATCGAAGTCCTTGCTACTCCGGACCTGTCCAACGCGCTCCGCAAAGCGATTATCGAGGCCGCGCTGTGGTCCCGAGAGCGAATTACAGCGATGGAGCACGACTCAATAGCAGGTGTTCGGGCCGTTGTCGTCGGCCACACGCCAGTCGAGCGCTTTACCAGCCTTGGCAACGTGCTCTACATCGACACGGGAGCGGTATTTCGTGGCCGCGATTTCACGATCCTGGACGCCGCCTCCCTTCGGCCTCTCCCACTGAGCACGACGCAACTGACGTGGTGATTGGCACAGCCCATAGGCTGTAAAACCGATTTACAACGCATAAAGTGTAGGAACCATGACCACCACCATTGCCTGGATCTGCCTCGTAGCCGGCCTCGCCTTGTTTGGCGTGGTCTTCTGGTGGTGCGCCACTAAGGCCGGCACGCTGGGCGAGGACGATCCGACCGAAGCGGAGCCCGCGCTTTCCGAAAGACCTGAGGCGGCTCGCCATGCCTGGCGCAATAGCGGCGCCAAGGCTCATCACGCCGAGTAAGCCCAGATGGCGAAGATCACCCTCGAGCGCGACGGGGCCGGCAAGCTGCAGGGCCTGTCGGAAGCGGACAAGAGAGCCTACGGGAGATTCCGCAAGGCGCTCGAGAGCATGGCCCCGGGCGACACCATGGCCTTCGAATTCAAGATCCCGCGAAGCCCGGTCTTCCACCGGAGGCATTTCGCAATCCTTGGCGCCATCTTCGATGCGCAGGATCAATTCACAGACCGAGATCAGATGCGTTGTTGGATGACCGTCGGAGCCGGGCACTGTGAGTATGTGCCGGCGGCCGACGGCGGTTTGATAGCAATGCCAAAGTCGGTTGCGTACGACGCGCTCGACGATGCCGAGTTCGCCGAGCACCACCGCAGCGTCATTGCGTTCCTGCGCGAGCCCCATGCCTACCAATTCCTGTGGCCAATGATGACGCCCGCCGGCGCCGAGGCCATGGTCGAGTCCATCCTAGGGGAGTTCGAACGGTGAAACGAAGCGAGAAACTGTTCCTGGCGGCGTTGATTCTCTGTGCCCCCATCATGGACAAGGAAGTCGCGCTTGCCATGGGAGTGATTGCCGGCCTAGTTGCTCTGCTAGCGGAAAGGAGAGGCGACTGATGGCCAATGCGACAAAATCCGAGCGCGAGCACATGGGCCGAGTCAAGGCCATGAACTGCATTTGCTGCACTCTCCTCGAACGCCAGCAAACGAGTGTCACCGACGTCCACCACATCCGCGAGGGACAGGGTGGCGCGCAGCGGGCCGGCAACTTCCTCGTGCTGCCTCTCTGTCATGACGACTGCCACCAGGGCAGGAACGGCATCCACGGCGACAGGACCTACCTGCGCATTCTGAAGATGACGGAGCTGGACTTGCTGAACGCAACGCTGGACGCGCTCCACCGCAGCCGCTGATCACAAAAACACACCGGGAGGAATGAATGAGGGTTTTCCGCGACACCGACGCAGTGCTCCGCTATGCCTATGCCATGGCAGAAATGTCGGTCTGCAAGGTTTCCGACGCCCAGCGGGCCATGGCCGGCGCCAGCGCAACCAACAAGAGCGCCGACGGCGCGCTCTCGCCGCACGACCAGCACGCCCAAGCGGCAATGATCCGCAACCACGTCAACCGCCTCCCTCCCCTCGCCCGCGCCTATGGCTGGACGGTTTTCTCGTGGTCCGAGGAGCGCGCTAACGGATTAGCCGTCTTGGACGACTTCATCGCCCGGGAAACCAAGCTGGTCAACAGCCGGATGCGCCAGATGCTGATTCGCCGCTATACGGACCTCGGTCGGAAGAACCGCCCCACCCACGATCTGATCGCCACGAAATCCGGCGTCCACAAGCGGACCGTGCAGCGGTACGAAACGGCCGTGGCCGGCGCCATGGACGGCATCCGGGCCCAGTTCTACGAGCACCTGGACACTCACTTCGCGCGCGCCGGCCTGATTCCATCATAGCTTTTTTGCTAATCTTCTTGCACATGCATTAGCCGTTTGCTACAGTATGCACATACGTTAGCAACCTGTGTGGGGAGAACCGAGATGGACCGCTACCGAGCAGAGGAAGAGATTGAAAGCAACCTGCGCGCCGGCGCTGTGGGCGAATACGTCGACGGCGACACAGCGTTGGAGGTGCTGGGTGATCTCGTCGAATTGTTCAGCGCCCGCGCCAAGGCTGGCGTCCCGCTGGTCGAACATCTCCGCCAGGTCAATCTCGCCATCTCCGGGCGGCTGGCGCAGTTCTGCGACAAGGTCGTAGCCGACAACATCGACTTCGTGGTCAGGGCCGCCGCCGAAGATCGGCGCCACGGTCGTTCCGACGCCCGCGAACTAGTCGCCGAGCGCGTCACGCACTGAACCCCGCCCGCTACGGCGGGCGTTCTCCCGGAGAGACGAACATGAAACGCTTCATCGCAGTTCTGGCTTTTGCGCTGGCCGCGTGTGGCGGCGGAGGCGGCGAGAGCCCTGCTGCCGTAGCGCCTGCCGAACAGCAGGCGCCCGCAGCAAAGCCTGTGCGCATCGAGATGTACGGGGATAGCACCACGGTCGGATGGGATTTCGAAGGCAAGGGCGAGCCGTACTCCCTACAGGCGCTCGTGCCCAAGAACGTCACCGTGGTCAACGAAGGTGTCAACGGTATGAG